TTACCAATTGCAAAACCTATACCGTGACCGCAGTCAGATATAAATTCTGTTGATTGGAATTTGTTTTTAGAATAGTGTCCATCGTATGTTTTGTCTATATACGATTGAAGCTCTTGAATAAGAGCTCCTTCGCTAAATTTGTAATCTATTTTAGTAGTCTTCATCTTCCTCCATTATAGTAACTTCGTCGTGTTCTCCAGATACGTCAGGAGTATCTTCTGTGATAACTCCTGAATCAACTTTCGTGTAAAGATCTAGGAAAGCTTCTTTTGTATCTTCATCGAATCTAGAAATACAAAGATCGATAGCTTTCATTCTATCTGAGAAGATAGAAAAGGTTTGTACAACGTGGCAAAGCCTACGTGTAGAAATAACTTCATCAACACCATCGTCGTAAAACGTTTTACGGATAATATCTGCCCATGTAACCAATCTATCTACAAATTCGTTATCTTTGCAACCAAACTTATCCATGTGCTTATTAACAATTTTCTTTTCTATTGATAAAGAAGGAAATTGTTGGTCGATAGAGATAGTAAATCTTTCTAAGAAAGCTTCATCGATTATAGAAGCTGCTGTAAATCTTCCATCTTCGGAACCTTTACCTTTTGTGTTAGCAGTTGCGATAACATTAAAACCTTTTGCAGGTTCGATTGTTTCACCAGTTTTCTTAACAAGAACTGGTTTACCTTCGAGAATACCTTGAAGACACATAATCTTGTTTGTAGCTCTATCGATTTCATCGAGTAGAAGTACTGCGCCATTTTCCATGGCTTTTAGTACTGGACCTTTACAGAAAACGGTTTCGCCGTTTATAAGTCTAAATCCACCAAGCAAATCATCTTCGTCGGTTTCAGGGTTAATTTGAACCCTAATAAATTCTCTGCCTGCTTTTGCACAAGCTTGTTCAACCATAAAGGTTTTACCATTTCCAGATAGACCGGAAATGTATGTAGGATAAAACATTTCTGATTTTACGATTTTTAATATATCCGAATAAGGACCCCATGCGACGAATGTTGGATCTGCTTTTGCAAATGTTCTTTCGTCATTACCAACAGAAGTAACTGTGGAAGCTAGTTGAACTGCTGATGCAGGAACTGGATCCGAAGCAGTTGGAACTGGTTCAGGTAATAATCCATCTAATGAGTAAGTACCAATCTTAACTCTATTTTCTGGGGTTAATAAAGGATAAAAATCCTTTTGCGTATAGCCAAAAGACTTAGCAATATCTTCGATGATTGCTCTACGGAAGTCTGTTTGACCTGGAAATTTTCTAGATATTTCTTCCAGAATAATTTGGGTTGATTTTTTCATTTCTTTCATAATATATTTAACTCCTTATTTTTTAATATATAGTGGGTATTATACCACGTTTCAATGGGATTGTAAATCCCTCTTTCGTGAACTTTTCGTGAATTATGCGACCTCCTTACCAAATGAAGTCATTAGAACTTTATTTAGTTTTTTACCTTTGGAATGCTTTTTAAAAGCGGTCCTTAGTTGGCTATCGGATTCAGTTCCGAAAGTTTCGAAATCTTCGTTTTCTGCTTTTAGTGTTTTACCACCTTTTAGCAAATAGTATTGGTCGTAACCAAATACGTTTTGTTTAGAAACACATTTGTTTTTTCTGTATTCTGCTGCACATTCTTTTTTGAATTCATCTAGGTATATGTTGTCATCTTCAGAACTAACTTCTTCTTTTAAACGCCATATTCTATCTCTCCAATGCTGATTATTATCTGCCATAAAGAAACCAATTGTTTTAGTATTATATCTTTTTTTAATATTTTCAAGTAAAGCTTTAGTCGAATTATATCTGCTTTTTGTTTCACAAATTTTACCATCGATTAATATTTTGTATCCACCGTTGTAATAGTTTGTTGTATCTAATTTTTTATCTTCCATGTTTCTAGATTGAATAACAGATAATCCATTACTATCACCATCTGTGAAAGCAACAAAATTCATTTTCTGAACTTGGTGCTTAGCTTTAAAAGCTTTTATTAAATAATGAGAAACAATTAATGCTTGGTTAAGAGGTGTTGAACCATATTCTTCGTATGGACAAAGTGACTCATAGTGCCAGTATTGATTAGAATTTTTTCTACCATACATGTGACGAAGTGAATCCTCGAAGTCTTTTTTCTTAAGAGAAGAAGAACAAACTAATGGCATAGATAATCCATCTATGTGCATATCACCGTCGTTATGGTGACGTAAAGGATTTGTGCTTTCATCGTGATATCTTTTAAATCTTGGATTAGTGCTAGTAAAACCATAAACGTCAAAAGGTATATTAACTGCTTTACAGAATAAAACTAAGTGAAGAACCTGATCCATAACATAAGGCATTGATTGATGCATAGAACCAGAATAGTCGATAAGAAATATCATACCATGGTTTTTAGCATCTGCTAATCTTGTTACTTGAGAAAATATATCTTCTGAAGTTTTATAAGACCAGAGTTTGTTAACATCTAATCTACCTGTTTTAGCAGTTGTTGCTCTTGTGTATTGGAAAGCAGCTTTTCTTTGTTCGAATTCTTTAACAGCAAAGTTAACTGCTTTTTTAGATTCTTTTAAGTAAGCTTTAAATCCAGCGTATTTGTCAGCATCTGCATTTCGACCGTATTCTTTTCTTTCTTCTTGTAGGGTTTTATAATCTATAACAGCAGCTTCTAAATGATCTTTTCTTAATTTGTTAATAAAAGTTTTTTGGTTACCATCTTCGTCTTTATCTAAAAGTTTTTCTTCTGATCTACGGTGACATTCGTCTGTCAACGAAACATCTTCTTGATATTCAGGTTGATTAGATAGTTCAGTATTTTCTGTGTCACCTTCTTTATCAAATAAATTTTCTTCATCATCTTCTAAACCAGCTTCTCCTTCTTCCTCGTCTAAATCGCCTTCCATATCTTCTCTAAAAGCTTGGTCTTCTGCTTTTTCATCTTCAGATTTAGATTCTTCGCCAGGTGCTGATTCCATATCGTCGTGACCTTGAGGTAAATCTTCTTGGTCTTCGTTAACTTGCGGTGTATCTTTTGGTGGTTCACCTTGTGGTTGTAATAATTCTGGTTGATTTTCTTTTGTAAAAGCTAATATATCTTTTGCTAATTGTACAACTTCATCGAATGTTTCTGTTGTTAAAGATCTTTTAAGGAATACTTCTTCTTCTGGTGTAAAAGGAACTTCTGCTAAATGACCTAATTTAGTTTTAATATTTATTTTATCGATAAGCTTAATATCTTTCCAATCCATAGAATCTACATCGCCAAAGAAACCTTCTGCTTTTAGAACCTTATATCCACGAGCCATAGGACCAACTAATCCTGGATATATGTTTTGGATAAATCTTTCTATACGAGCATCTTCACATACGTTAAGATAAGATCTTGGAGCACCTTCTAATTTTTCTGGGCTATCGTGCCAACCTTCGAATGGTGTATGTAATGCGTGGGAAACTTCGTGACCAACTAATAAGTCGTAAACATCTTTACCCATATCTTTCCATAAAGGTAAACCAAGGACACGATCTTTTACATCGAACCAAGCAGTATGATAATTACCATGTTGAATAGTAATGTTTTCCTTAGCTAGTAGCTTTGGTAATATTGAACTGTGATGCATTAAAACTCCTTACTTTTTTAATTTATAGTGTATATTGTACCGTATTTTTAGTCCTTTGAGAACCCCCTAAATTGAAAGTTCACGTAAAGTTCACGTAACTATTTATCTGATTTTAGAGAAGTTTTTAGATTTAAAAAACTCTATTTTAGACCTAAATTTGTTTTCTAGTACATCACCTTTATGTGAAATAATAAAGGTATTCGAATCTGAATCTAGTGTATCTAATATCTTAGTTAAACTATCTACACCGTCGTGGTCCAGAGAACTATCAAATGTCTCGTCGAGTATTAAGAGATTTGTTGCTGCACTGTTTTTTAACTTAGCTATTTGTCGCCATGTAAAGAGGAGACTTAAATCTATTCTTTGTTTTTCTCCTTCTGAAAACGATGCATAATTGAAACTATCTCTATGGCGAGATCTTATTGTTTCATTAAAGTTTTCATCTAAATGGAAAGCAACAAAGAAATCTAATATTTGTAAATACTGATTAATTAATCTATTCATAACAGGTAAGTATTGTTTTATTACTTTAGTTTTAATACCTGTATCTTTTAACATTTCCCCGATGACTTCATTATATGTTCTTTCTTCTACATACTCTAGTTTCTTTTCGGTTATCTCTTCTTTGGATGTACGGAATTCTTTTAGTTCTTTTTTAGCTGTTCCAGTATCTCCAGTTTGGCTATTTAATAGATTAATTTCTTTTTGTATTTTATCTATCTCTTTTTGTATTACAGAAATCTTTTCATTATTCGAATTAATCTTTTGTTGTTTTTGTTGCAACGTATTTAGTTTATTAGATATATCTTGTAATTCTTTTTTTAGGGTTTTTAATTCTTTTTCTAAACTAGCTTTTTCTTGCTGTACACCTTTTGCAGTATTCTGAATTATTTGTATTTTCTTTTCTTTTAATTCCGGTCCTACATCTTGGTCACACGTTGGACAATGATCGTTCTCTTCGTAAAACCTTGCTTGTTCTACTAAGTCTTTTATTTTTTGATTGTAGTTTAGATCTAAAGAATTTAGTTGTGATGTTTGTTTTAAATTTTCATTTTGTTTCTTTTGCTGATCTTTTAATAATGTTTCTAAGTTCTTACCTAATTCTCTAGACTCTTCAAAAGCTTCTTTAATTGTTCCTTTATGTACTTTAATCGAATCTCTTTTCTTGTCTATTTGATCTTGGTTTAAAGATTGTAAATCTTTTATATATTTACTTTGTCCAGTTATTTTAGTTTTCAATAAATCTATTTGGTGATTAATATCTACTAACTCATCTCTTATCTTTGTATTACGTTCTTTTAATAATGTATTCATTTTAGAAAATATATTAATATCCAAAAGATCTTCTATTACACTTCTTCGGGACCAAGCAGGTAATTGCATAAATGGAATAAAAGAACTAGATCCTAATACAACTACTTGGTGAAACGATTTATGATTTAGTTTAAGTATATTTTGTTCTAAGAACTTTTGATAATCTCTAGCATTCGATGCTTGGTTTATCATATTACCGTTTTGCCATATTTCAAATTTAGCAGGTTTAATTCCTCTTACTATTTTAAAATGCTGATTTGCTATTTCAAACTCAACAGTAACCTCAGTCTTCTTTTGATTAATAGAATTAATTAATTGTGCTTTATTAATATCTCTATGTGGCTTATTAAAAAGTGCAAAAGACATTGCATCTAATAATGTAGATTTACCTGCACCATTTTGTCCAACAATTAATGTTGTAGGTGATTTATCTAATTGTATTTTAATAGGATCACTACCAGTGGATAGAAAATTCTTCCACTCACATGATTTAAAATGTATCATAATATTTCCAGATTCTGTGCTTCAGTATATAATTTCCTCAATTCGACTTTAATATGATCTTTATCTAAGTCTGTTTCTACTGCATCGACATAAGAATCTAGAAGTTGTGTTGTATCTTCCAGGGATATTTTCTCGTCTTCAACGCTTTCTCCCAGATACTCTTCGAAAGATTCTGCAATCTTTAATTCGTATGTTTCAATGCTATTTAATTTATCAATAAACTTATCAAACATATATAAGTCATTTTTATTTATAACAATTAATTTAATAAAATGTTTTTCGTATTCACTAACATCTACATCGTTATAATCTACTTTACTATCATCATATACTATCTTTTTAAATATAGATATAGGATTTCTTACTGCTTCTATTTCTCTTGTTTCAGTATCAAGTATATGAAAATATTTTGGATCGTCTACATCTGCCCAAGTAAATTCCATTTGTGAACCTAAATAAGTAACATTTTCTTTTGTTGATTTAGTATGGAAATGCCCAGATAAAACCATTTCAAACCTAGAGAATATATCAGCATTCATACCGTGTGGATTCGGCATACCTGCCATCATATCGAAACCTTTTAATTCTAAATGTGCGCCGAGTATAGGTGCTTTACAATTTAAAGCCCACTTTGTATATTGTTCATAGTTAGCATTATTAATCCACGGTATAACAGCAACTCCAAGACCATTATAATCTAGAACAGTTGGTTCCATAATGATATTAACATTTGATGTAAAATATCCGAGAAGTTCTTTGAGAGAACAAAGCTCGTTAGTGTTCTTGAAATAGACATCATGGTTGCCGGGAATAATGTCCATAGTAATGCCAGCATCGCGCATAGGTTCAAGGAAATGCTTACGGTTAGCATTGAGCGCTTTGAAATTGACAAATTTT